CCACAGCGGTTTCGCTGCACGGCTTCAAGGGCCTGCGGGATGCTGGTTTTGATGATGACAATATCGGGGCGAAAGCCCTTTTGCAATCTCTGGAAAATCTCAAAGGAGCATTCCATGTCTGAGGAAATCAAACTGGCAGTCGATGCCATTAACGTAGGCTTTACCGCNTACAAGGACGCCAACGACCTTCGCCTGAAGGAAATCGAATCCAAGGGCGTTGCCGACCCATTGCTGGATGCCAAGATCGCCAAGATTGAGGCCGATATGGACAAGGCGCAAAAGACCGCAGACGATGCCGTCCTTGCGGTCAAGCGTTCGCAGCGTGTGACCACCGATCAGAACGGCAACGTGGTTGATTTAGACACCAAAGCCCAGGACTGGGCAAACGTCACAGCCTCCGCATATGGCCAGCGCCCGTTCGATATGACTGCCAAATCTATGGCAGAATACAAAGAAGCGCATGGCATTTATGTGCGCAAGGGTATGGACGCGCTGTCAGTTGATGAGCGCAAAGCCCTTTCCGTTGGCGGCGATGCTACGGGCGGCTATGTCGTTTATGCCGATATGTCGGGCCAGATCGTCAAGAAGGTTGACGAAACATCCCCGATGCGCGCCTACGCTTCCGTGCAGGTGATCAGTTCCGACGCGCTCGAGGGTCTGTTCGATTTGCAGCGCGCCGGTGCTGTCTGGGTTGGCGAAACAGCCGCCCGCTCCGAAACCTCCACCCCTGAGTTGGGCAAGTACCGCATTCCAACGCACGAATTGTCTGCAAAGCCCAAGGCTTCCCAAAAGCTGCTGGACGATGCCGCAATTGATATGGAAGCCTGGCTGGCGGGCAAGGTTGCGCTTGAGTTTGCGCTGTCCGAAAACGCCGCGTTTGTGGCAGGCGATGGGGTTGAAAAGCCGCGCGGTTTTCTTTCCTACATCGGCGGCACCACGCTCCCGGGTACGATTGAGCGCGTGAAAACTGGTGTAAACGGAGGCTTTGCCGCTGCGCCCGCCGGTGGTGACGTTCTGATCGACGCGCTGTATGGTCTGAAAGGCCCGTACCGTGCCAACGCTTCGTGGTTTATGAACCGCGCGACGACCAAGGCGGTGCGCAAGCTGAAGGACAGCGACGGCTCTTATCTTTGGGCGCCGGGCATCGCAGCGGGCCAGCCCGCAACGGTTCTGGGCTACGCCGTGGCCGCGTTTGAGGATATGCCGAACCCTGCTACCGGATCGCTTTCTATTGCGGTCGGTGACATGCGCGCGGCTTATCAGATCGTTGATCGCCTTGGCGTTCGGATCTTGCGCGACCCCTTCAGCGCCAAGCCTTACGTGGAGTTTTACACAACCAAGCGTGTCGGCGGCGATGTTGCGAATTTTGAAGCCATCAAGCTGATTGAGTTCGCAGTCTAAGACCATCGGGCGGGGCAGTCTGCCCCGCCTCCATTCAAACGCATGATAGGAGACCCCGATGCGTGATCTATCCTCTAATATTGGCGTATCGCCAAGCATTGCCCCGGCCGTAATTTCGGCGGGAACTACCAACGGTGCGGGTGTTGACCTGCGCGGTTTTGACAGCGCATCGGCTGTTGTGGCTGTCGGCGCTATTGCTGGCTCCGGCAACATGACAATCAAGCTGCAAGACAGCGACGACAACAGCACGTTTGCAGACACCGTTGCAGATGATCGCATCGGTGCTTTTGCGGCTGTGCTGCTGACTGGCACTACCAACGATGTCGGCTATATCGGCGGCAAGCGTTATGTACGGGCTGTTGCTACGCTCAACAGCGGCACGTCTGTTGCCGTTTCGGTCGTGATCGTTGCGGGCAATCCGCACCGCGCACCGGTGGTCTAATCTTTGCGAGGGGCCGGGCAACTGGCCCCTTTCCAAAGCATAGGAGACACCATGCAAGTAATCCTGCATCAAGACTATCGGTGCGCCCCTGAAGGGCATACGACGATTGAATATAAAGCCGGTGACACATTGACGGGCCAAGCGGCTGCAATGGCGCTGGAGGACGGGGCCGGTTTCAATCCCGTAGAGGAAACCAAGGTGACGCCAAAACTTGAAACCAAGCGGGGCCGTAAATGAGCCTGCGCGCCGCCGATCGCATTGCATATTACCGCGGTTCCGTTATTGAAACAGCCCCCACGGTTGAGCCTGTAACGCTGTCCGAGATCAAAGCCATTTTGGTTGTTGACGGCACGGCGGACGATACTGTGCTGACCGACATGATTGTCGATGCGCGCGAATTTGTCGAACACATCAGCGGCATTGCGTTGGTCACTCAATCGTGGCGCTTGTCTCTGGACCGCTGGCCTGATGGCGGCACGCCTTGGTGGGATGGGGTCAAGCAAACTGCAATTTCTGAATTGCATGGACGCAATCAAAGCCTGGAGTTGCCAGTCTGGCCGCTGCAAACGGTCGATACCGTGACGGTGTTTGGAGATGATAACGTAGCCGTAACGGTCAACATTGCCCAAATATTTGACGTGGACACTTACAGCAACCCAGGCAGGCTGACGCTTCGCACCGGGTCAACATGGCCCATTGCCCTGCGCAACAGCAACGCCATACAGGTGCAGTACACTTCAGGCTATGGTGCCACAGCGTCAACCGTTCCTGGCCCCCTGAAGCGCGCAATCAAGGCGCTGGTGGGCTATATGTATTCGCACAGGGGCGATGGGTGCGACGCGGGCGACGCGTATCAGGAAAGCGGCGCGGCATCACTTGTCGGGCGATATAAAGTGGTGCGGATATGAAGTGCTGTGACATTACGGCAGGCATGCTGACCACGGCGGTTGCATTCCAGCGCCAAGGGGCCGCAACTAACGTCAATGGCGACATACTGCCCGGCGCATGGGCAACCATCACAGGCTCGCCCACGCGCGCGCGGGTGAAGGCTGCAAGCGGCATGGAGCGCGGCCAAGTGCAGCGCACCGATGCTGTGGTGGTTCTTAAAGTCACGGTGCGTTATGTTGACGGGCTGCGCGACAGTGACAGCATTGTCATAAGGGGCCGGCGGCACAACATCACATTTCTGGACAACATTGAGTTTGCAAATAAGTTCCTTGTCATATCGGTCGATGGCGGGGTGGCTGCATGATAGAACTACAAATTGAGGGGCTGGATTGGGTAAAGGCCGAAATCAAGCGGATCGGCAAAGAGGCAGAGCAGGGCGTGGCCAATGCTGTAAAGGCAACGGCGCTGGAGGTCATAAGCGACGTTAAGAAGCGCATCCAGCGCAAGCCTAAAAGCGGCCGCACATACACGCGCGGCAATGTCAGTCACACAGCAAGCGCGCCAGGCCAAGCGCCAGCGACCAATACCGGCGCGCTTGCGTCATCTGCATATTTCACGCAATCCAGCAAGCTATCGGCAGTCGTCGGCAGCCGTCTTGCATATTCCGCATATTTGGAATTCGGCACGGTCAGGATCAAGCCCCGCCCAAGCTGGACCCCTGCGGTTGAGGCCGCTGCGCCAAAACTGCAAAAGCGGATTGAGACCGCAATCAAAAAGGCCGCAAAATGAACCCNGTNGAATTGCAAGCGGCCATCTATGCCCGNCTNAACGTGGTGGGCATCACGGCACTGCTGACTGCAAGCTATGGCGTCACGGCAATCTTTAATGAGTGGGTTCCGCAGGTAACCGACGCGGGCGATCCGGCTTTCTTTCCGTTTGTCACAATGTCGTTTCCGGCTTCGACAGAATACGATGACAAAACCGCAACGGGGCAAAACAGCCTTGTGCAGATTGACGTATGGAGCCGGGTCAATTCCACTCAGGTCAAAGTCATTGCGAAGGCGGTTTATGATGCGCTGCACCGGCAGGCGCTTGCAGTAACGGGCCATGTTACAACTCAGATTGAAGATATGACATTTGAGCGCGACCCTGACGGCATCACCCGGCGCGGGCGGCTGTCGTTCCGGGTTCTAGCAATAGCTTGACGGTTATGTTATAACGTCTCAAACCGCATAGGAGATATGCACGATGGCAAAACTAGCAGGTAGAAAAGTTCGGGTGCAACTCGCTACCACGGATGTAGCAGGCGCAATGTCTGATGCAATTACAATCAACCGCGAACCGATTGACGCCACAGACAAAGACGACGCAGGCATCCGGCAATATCTGGCTGAATTGGGCACGTTCTCGATGTCTATGTCTTGCTCTGGGCATCTCGACGGCAGCGTGTTGCTTGTTGCTGCAAACAGCCCCACGCTTGGCACCCATGCCATGACCTTTGTGATTATAGGTTTGGGTACCTACGCCGGTGATTTTTGCATCACCTCGTTTGAGGTTTCCGGCGAAGAAGGCGCTGACACCACGCGGTTTTCTGCCAGCTTTGAAAGCAGCGGCGCCGTAACATTTACGGCGGCATAATGGCAGTATTCCGCGAAATAAGCATTCCGTTTGGTGGCGTTGACTATGTGGTAACGCCATCAAACAAGGTTCTGCGGCGCATTGAGATGAAGGGGCGGCGCGAAGATCCGGCCTTCAACCTGGTCGCAGTGTTTTACCGCGCAACGGCTTTGGGGTCGGGCTTTTATGACCTGTCCTTTGTGCTGGCTGAATTGATCAATGACGCAGGCGGCAAAGTCACGGAAGATGACGCCCTCGGCCAATTTATGTCCATGTCAGACCCTAAGCAATTGTCAGAATATACCGCGCTGATTTGCTCTTGCGTTATGCCAGAGGTGAAGGACGACGCGCCAAAAAAGGACGCAGGGGCGGAGACGACAACGGCGGAGTAATCGCCCCGCTTGATTGGGATGCTTTCTATGGTGCCGCTCGATCTTACGGCATACAGCCAAGCGAGTTCTGGGAAATGACGCTGCCCGAAACGTTGCTTGAATTTGAGATGAGAGCGACCCCGGACAAATCCAGCTTTGGACTAAGCCCGGACCAGGACAACGAATTGCGGGAATGGATCGCCAATGGCTACGCCTGAAATCAAAGTCAAGATCGGTGCGGACACTGCGGGCTTTGACAAGGGCATGGGCGGGGTTGAAACCAAGCTGTCCACATTTGCCAAGGCCGCAGGCGTAGCGGCGGCTGGTGCAGCTCTTGCTCTTGCTACTGGCATGATTGCATTGACCAAGGCGTCACTTGCCAATATTGACGTTTTGACCAAGCAGGCGCGCAGCCTTGGGCTTACGACCGAGGCGTTCCAAAAGATGACGCTGGTCGCGACTGAGGCTGGCATTGAGACTGGCAAGTTGTCGGCTATGCTCGGGCTAATGCAACGCAACATTTCCGAATTGAATGATGGAACCCAAGCTCAGGTAGATGCCTTCGGGCGTCTTGGCCTTTCTATTTCGGACCTGCAAGGACTGGCCCCAGATGCTCAATTTGAGAAGATCGCGGCGGCGCTGGACAGCATCGCAGACCCTACCACCAAGACGGCTCTGGCAATGGACGTGTTTGGTCGGTCTGGCCGGGAAGCCATCAACATGCTGTCTGACTATGGCAGCAAGGCGGCTGAGGCAGCGGAGTTTCAAAACCGCTTTGGGATTGCGGTTTCGCAGGCTTCGGCCGAAGGCGTAGAGCGCGCTAATGATGCGGTCGGTCGGCTTGGTATGGTGATGCAGGGCCTGGGAAATACCATGGCCGGTGCTGTGGCCCCCGGACTTGAAGCAACAGCCAACGCGCTAATTGCTTTTGCGGGCGCTGCGTTTGGCGCAAAGGTTTCGTTTGAAGAATTTTTCGGCTCAATCGCGTTGGCCAAGGCAATGCTTGGCGAAAATATTGTAAACGAAATGCTTGGCAAGCCCGAAAGTTTTATTGAGCATGCCGAGGCAATTTCCGGCATTGCTGAGTCAATGCGCATTCTTTTGACTGATACAGATAACGCCGCAATGACTTTGGAGGTGTTTGCAGGCCACCTAGACAATCTAGGGTATGGTGCTGCGGAAGTTATGGCGCAAGTTGCCAGTGAAATCAGACTGGCAACGGCTGAATTCGAAGCCGGTAAAATCAAGGCCGACGAGTTTGCCGCGCGCATACTGGCGGCAAAGATCAAATCAGACGATCTTGTGGCGTCACTTGACATGGTGGCGTCGGCGCGATTTGGCGGGTTGATTGCTGATCTTGGCAATCTGTTTTCTTCATTGCTTGCCACCACCGATCAAGCAAAAGAATTGGCCAGGTCATTGCCAGGCAATGTTGACCCTGGTGCTGTTGAGTTTGGCCCGGGCCCGCCCCGGCCGGCTGAACTTGGGTTCCAGCCGGATTCCAACGCGCCCCGATCCCGCCCGCAACAAATCGGGATCGACAGCGTGGGCGACTTCAATGCAGCCAATGCCCCGCGCGGAGGCGGAGGCGGAGGCGGAGGCGGAGGCGGCGGTGGGATGGTTGATATGTTTGCACAACGCCTTGAGGCATTACAAGAAGGGCTTGCGACAGAGGCCGAGGCGGTCGCGGAATGGTACCTTGAAGGCCAGACCACGCTAGAAGAGGCGCTTGCGAATAAGGCGCTGACAGAAACTGAGTATCACACGCTACGGGAGCGGCTGGAGGAGGAACACCAAAACCGACTTGCTGGCATTCGCGGCCAAGCTGATCAAGGCGCATTGGAAAGCGTTCTTTCGACTGGTCAACAGATACTTTCCGCTGTCGGCACACACAACAAAAAAGCCATGAAAATGGCGCAAGTTTTCGGCGCTGGCATTTCTTTAATTAAGGCATATGAGGCCGCTTCCCTAACGTTGGCGGACCCAACATTGCCATGGTTTGCAAGGATTCCGGCGGCTGGATCTGTTTTGGCGGCTGGTATTGGTTTTGTTACTGCTATTAAAGGTGCGGGATCTGGTGGGAGCGGCGGCGCGGCGGCTAGGCGCGGCGGTGGATCATCCGCGCAATCACAAGCCCCTGCGCAGACACCCCTTGACGTGCGCCTGACGGGCTTCGGTCCCAACGATCTATTCACGGGCGACATGATCGGCGGGCTGTTGGACCGCCTGTCCACCGAGGCGGGCGACCGGGGATACAGGATTATGACAGCATGAGCATTGTAACATCCTCAGCGCGCACAACAGCCCTTGGCAATCAGGTCAATAATCCATTCGTGGCTTGGGATAACCTAGCCGCAACTGCGCTTGTTTTCTCTGATGGAGATTTGCCTGACGGCAGCGCGTCTAACGCCATTACTGGAACCACATATGATTATTGGCTGCCAAATGTCACGGGTTCCAGCGTGTATCTTCAAGCGAGGTTCCCCACGGCCATCAGGCTTTCTTTTGCGGCGATTGCTGCGCATAACCTTGGAACGCTCGGAGCATCAATAGCTTTAGAATATTACTCACTGGACACTTTCACGTTTGTAGATTCCGGGGCTGGGGTGGTCACGCCAACAGATGATTCCCCCATTGCGTTTAGAGTTGCAACTGATGGGCCTACGTCAGAGGATTGGCGGCTCAACATTACAGGGCTGACCGCAAGCGACCCGCTTTACATCGGCGTGGCGTTTTTCGGCAATGATCTGGTAATCCCGCAACGGCTTTACCAAGGCTTTACGCCGGTGATTGTCCCAACCGAGGTGCAGCTTCAATCTAACGTATCGGTCGGCGGCAACCTGCTAGGCTCCAGCGTCATTGCCGAGGGTAGCACGCTGTCGCTTGGGATTGACCACCTGACCCCGGCATTCATTCGCGGCGCGCTGTTCGGGTCATTCATGACGGCTTTCAATCGCGGCGGCGGGTTTTTCGTGGCGTGGCGTCCAAGCGATTATGCGCAAGACATCCACTACGCGTGGCGGGACGGGGCTGTGATCAGGCCGACCAATAGCGGGCCGCGCGACTTCATGTCATTCGGAATTGCTGCGAGGGTTTACAGTGAGTAATCTCAGCCGCGAACCGCTGACTATTGTTGAGTTAGATTTACCGCTTTGCACGCTTGTTTATGGTGTTGGCGCTTGCACTGCGGTACTTGGCACAACTGGCGACAATAAATGCTTCAACACGTTAAAGACATGCCAGGCCGCAGCGGC